TTGATCTTTTGACTGATAACGAAAAAAGTGCCAGGAATTCTTTTGATGGTACAGACCAGACCTTTTTAAATGGCAAAACTAATACTAAAGAAATGGAAAAGGTCGTGCTTTATGAGATTTATAAAAAGATTGATATAGAAGGCACTGGAATAGCTAAACTATATAAGGCATTTTATTGTGGAAAAAAACTTCTCAGTTATGAGGAAACTCAAGATATTCCTTTCCATGTATTCCAGCCGTATCCAATCTCTCATAAATTTTATGGCATGAGCGTTTACGACATAATTAAGCATGTCCAGATGGCAAAATCGGTCATCCAGCGACAAATTATAGATAACCTGGTATTAACCAATAACTCCCGATTCGTAGCAGACCTTGGCTTTATTAGAAACGTTAGAGATCTAGTGGAGAATAAGCCAGGCTCAGTTATAGACACCACCAATATTGATGCTATAAAAGCTTTCCCAATAGCTCCAATGAATCCTGATACCTTTAATATTTTAAATATGGTCGAGGATGATAAAGTCTCTATTACGGGCTTTTCTAAGCTTGCCCAGGGTATGGACCCATCTGCTATCTCAAATCAAAATAGTTACAATCTAGTTCAATCACAGACCAATGCTGGTAACAGACGTCCCATGATGATCGCTAAGAATTTGGCGCTCGATTGTCTAGCTCAGGTTATGAAAAGGATATACCTGCTTGGGAAAACCTATGAAACCAAAGAAAAGATGATTGAAATAGGAGGAGACTATGTCCAGGTTAATCCTCAGACCTTCATATTCAGGGATCTGGTTAGGGTAAATGTCGCATTAACCCCTGATGAGCAGATTAAGCAATCCCAGAGCTTAATGTCCCTTCATCAAATGTTCATGCAAAGTCCTGCGTTACAACTAAATTACGGTACCAATCAGCAATATTTCCTATTACAGAAAGTAATGGAGTTTATGAATATAGATTGTCGAGATTTTGTCCTGCTTAATCCTCAATCACCAGAATATCAGCAAGCAAGTCAGGCACAACAACAATCTCAGCAACAGCAACAACAATTAATGGAGCAAATGCAAAAGCTAGAAATGCAGGTTAAGCAAACCCAATCTCAGTTATTTTCTACCCAATCTCAAGTAGAAGTTCAGAAAGTTCAGATTCAGGATCAACATAATCAACTTAAACTTCAATTAGAGGCTAAAAATGATGCCAAAAAATCAGACTTGGATCTAAGGAAACAGGAGCATCAGGAAAATGTGGATTTTGCCGAGATAGAACTAAAAAAGTCGGAATTAAAAATAAAAGATAAACAAGTAGAAAAAGGAGCCTCAGGTGGATCTAACAAAGGAACAAGTCCAGCAAAAAGCAAAGGAAATACTAAATAATGAGGTACTCCAAATAGCTTTCGGGGAGAAGACTAATTATTACATCAATCAAATGTTCTCACCTAATGCCAATGGGGAGAAGATGCTGGAACTTAAAAATAAAAAGAAAGGAATGGATGAATTTATTGTCCAGCTTAAGGCACTATCAGAACCGGAGACTGATTCTGATAAAGTTCAGCAATCAAACGCGAGAGAAGTAAAATATTAGTATTGCGTAATACATTAAATTGAATAATATCTAATCAAGGAGTGAAAAAATGCCATTTGATCAAGGAGCGATCGAAACTGTTCAGAACAATCCCCAAACACTTGAGGACTCTGCACAACAATTCGAAGAAATTATCGAAAAAGAAGAACCGCAGCAACCGGAAGAAGCACCAGAACAAGTCGAACAAGAAACAACTGATGACGAAGATTTGAAGTTATCTGAGGAAGACTCCGATCAACCAGACAATCAAAATCCAGAACAATCTTTAGTAGAAATTCTTGGTGAAAAAAGGGCTGCGAAGGAATGGAAAGATGGTTTCCTTAGACAAGATGACTACACCAGAAAAGCACAAGCATTAGCACAACAACGATCCTTTTTAGAGCAAGAGATGGCAATCGTTACCGATTCTAGAAAGAAGTACGCTGCCGGACTTGGACTCTTAACTGAGGAAGCAGAAAGGAATTTGAAGCAATTTGAAGGAGTAGATTGGGCCTATATGGCATCAGTCAATCCTGAGGATTATATCAAATACAGATCCCAGCATGATGCCGCCAGGGATAGAATTGCTCAGTTACAAAAGAAATCAGAAGATTTTTTCAACTCGATTACCGAGCATGATAAAGTTCTGGTTGAGAAAAAAGCAGTCGATTGTGTTAATAAGCTAAAAAGTGTTTTTTCAAACTGGAATAAAGATGCTTACTACGGGCTTATAGAATACGGGACATCCATTGGCATGAACCAAGATGAACTGTTAAACAATACGGACCCTGGCGTTTTTATTATGCTCCATAAAGCACGTCAATTTGATAAAACTAAAGAAATCAAAAACAAAATAACAAATCAAAAACAGACTACTGGCAAAGTCTTATCTGGAAAGGGTACGAGAATTACCCCAACAAATAAGAAAACCCAAGATATGGAAAGGTTTAAAAAATCTGGATCACTTGAGGATGCCGTATCCGTTTTTGAAACGATGATATAGGAGAATTTTATGGCAACACCAGTAACAATATCAGGAGTCGTTGGAACAACCATCATAGGTGGTAATGCCGGCGGCCAGAAATTAATGAAAGAAGATGTATCAGATATTATTTATAATATTTCGCCAACCGATACTCCTTTTATGAGTTCTTGTAAAAGAGGCTCAACCAAAAATACTTTGTTTCAATGGAATTTGGATAAATTAGCAGATGCTAAAGTGCAAGATGGAGTTTTAGAAGGTGAACGAGCAGATGGGGCCGCGACTTTGGCAACAGATTCAGTTCTACAAGTTCCACAAGAAAAAAACTATACTCAGATTTTTAGAAAACTTGTAGAGGCCTCTGGAACTATTGAAGCGGTAGATTTATATGGCAGAAAATCAGAAATGGCCTATCAAATGGCGAAGAAATCCCAAGAGATTAAAAGAGATATTGAGACTACTCTTTTGGGTTTATCCAATGCTCCAGTAGGAATAAGATTATTAACTACAGATATGGGCGCTGGTGCTGATGCCAATGATGGTGCTACAGGTATAGCTAGAGTAACTAGAAATTTTGCCAACATTGTAGATACTCATCAATTGATTGATTCGACATCTCCTGCAACAATTGATGCTACGTCAACTGTTGTATCCGGTGGTGCAGTACCAGGAACCCCAGATTTAATGAGTCCAGCAGTAATTGATAAAGTCATGAGAAAAATGTGGGAAATAGGTGCAGATTTTGATTTTGCTATTCCTTCACCAAAAACAATGGAAGCTATTGCAGACTTTGCTATTAGCGCAGGTCCAGGGCTTTCTGGACGATTCAGAGATTCAGGACAGGCCAAGAAAGTAGTTAATGTCGTTGATGTTTATGTTTCTCCCTATGGAGAAATATCAATGGTATTGGATAGATTCATGCCTCCTGCCGATCCTGTTGATACAACATCAGTAGGAAACGTGATGTATTTTATAGATCCAAAACAATTAGAACTTAAATATCTGAGAAGTTTCTCAACTATTAATCTAGCAAAAATGGGTGATAGTGAGAAGAAAATGATTATCGCAGAATTTGGTTTAGTTGTTAAGGCCCCTCAAGGGTGTGGAATTCTCTATAACTTCAAACACGCATAATCATTAGAGGGGAGAGTTATCTCCCCTCCTTTTATAAAAGGATTAGATAATGAAAGATGGTAAAAAAGGTAAAGGAAAGGGTAAAAAAAAAGATGTTAAAAAACCCGTTCCACCAGTAGAAGCAGTTAAGGATTAATTATGGAAAAAAAAAAGACCTAAGTTCATCCAGGCCCTCGGATTTCTATAATCCTGGGGCCGCTGTTCATAAATTCGATTTTGAAGATGGTAGAATGTATCAAACCATCACTCAGGATGTAACAGATATATTAGAACATAATAAATTATTTCGAGAGGCCCAACGAGGTCGTTCCAAGGATTATCATAAATTAGCAAGAATCCCTACTACTCTAATTGATAAATTGATTGGAGAAGGAAGGCTGACTCATGACTTTTTTAGAGATAAAGGACAACAGGTTAAACTAATGGAAATAGTAAGAAGGGAATATCCTAAATTCTTATCAACTGATAAAAAAATTCCTTTCAAAGGAAAGTGATATGACCATTGAAGTAGCAGCAGGTCTTACGTATAAAAAATTACAAATCATGATTGCAAATTGGTTAAATAGATCTGATATAGACCAAGAATTATTGAAAGATTTTATTTCCTTAGCGGAGAGAAAAATTTTTCGCTCCCTTAGAAGTCCAATAAATGAAATGTTATGGATTCCACCAGATCGAGTAGAAGAAACAAGTTATTTAACTCTCCCAGGGGATTTACTTGAAATAAAAGATTTAGATATTGATGGAGTAGATTACCGATTTAAACCGTATAATATATGGATTACTAAAAAAGAATGTAAAACCTATACTAGATTACTTAACAATTTATATATTAGACCCAATATATCTAAAACAGCTAAAGTTAAATTAAGTTATTATTGGGATGGTTCTGGCATGAACGCAGATGATGATACGAATAACGTGCTTAGAACTTGTCCAGACTTATATCTTTATGCTGCTTTAATTCAGGCAGAAAGCTTTCTCATTAATGATGAAAGAATACCATTATGGAAAAATCAGTATGATGTTACCCTAGATGAATTGAATAGAGGACTTAAAAACCTTGAATATAGAGGTAATTTAGTAATGTTTGAGAGGTAAATATGTCCTATTTTAAGGATTCAGGCGCTCTAAATGAAAGTTGTGTTTCTCCATTTAGTGATCCTTTATATGAAGCAGGGATAGCAAATATAGAGGATCTGATAAAGCAATTACAACTTGAAATGGCCGCATCCGTAAAAGCAGCAGGATATATACTTCGAGGGTTACAAATTATAACTACTACCAATAATCAAATAATCTTAGATCCAGCTATTGGCCTTCAAATCATACCAGTAATAACCGATGGTGGGCCTAAGACAACAGCAGATATTACTTTTAAAAATCTTGATAATACTGAATTAAAAGAAGGAACATCAGTAAGGGTAGTGGGGATGAGTGATACTGATATTGTTATATTAAAAGCTGCTACTGCTATAGAGGATGGAATAAAATCACCTGGAAATGTTCCATTAGGAAAATTCTTTAGTGTAGAGTTTTATTATTTAAACAATGCAAATACTACAAAAGGTTGGATTAGAAGTGCGAAATCTCCTTAAAGTCATATTACTGTTGTTTTCTTATAAAGCTATTTCTAATTGTACGCCGCCTGATTGTGTGTCTAGTTTCTCAGATATATTTTTCATGCAAGGAGTAAATCCACCAGTACCTAATCCTCCAGTTGGATATTACAAGCTATATTTTAAAGGAACTACAGGTCTTTATTATTTAGATAGTGCAGGTAATGAAAATCCTATAGGATCTGGTGCCGGAGGTGGAATAACAGGTCCAGCTAATACTGTCATAGGACGTTTTGCTGTATGGGCCGATATTACTGGAACTTCTATAAAAGAACCTCCTTATCCATTAATGCTTCCCCCTTCGGCCCCTCCTAATGGAACAATTCTACAAGCAGCAACTGGTGGACAATTATCTTGGGTTACTCCTATAGCAGGTCCAGTTGGTGCTACAGGAACAACAGGAGCTACTGGTCCAGCAGGTCCAATTGGTGCTACAGGAGCTACTGGAGCAACTGGTCCTCCAGGACCACAAGGCAATCCTGGTCCTATAGGTGTGAGAGGACCACAAGGATTTCCTGGTCCTATTGGTCCTATTGGTCCTACTGGACCACAAGGTCCACAGGGTGTTAAAGGCGACAAAGGTGATAAAGGTGATATAGGTGCTACAGGTGCACCTGGTGCGGCCGCTCCAGTAGGCCTTAATCGAGAATATAAAGTAAGACAACTCCAAGGATATGCAACAGGTAATCAGGCAGCTATTTATATAACAGGACCGTTTAATACGACTGGAGAGTGTTTTAATACAGTAAATGATCCAGTTGAAGGCTCTTTTATTATAGCGACTGCTAATTGTATGATTAGTATTTCGGCCTCATTAGGGCCTTCTAATCTTCAAACTAATTTCGGAATTGTTAAGAATCCAACTCCACTAGAACTAGACTCTGATTTATCCGTTACAAATCTTTCTAGGTGGGTATGTAATGCAAATAATTTAGGTGCTGGTGGAATATCTTCTACTTGTTCCGCAACGGTTAAATCAGTCCCTAACGATAGATTTTATTTCATAGCTGATAGAGGAAGAATTTTTAGTACACTTCCTGGTGATATAGCTAAGACTTATTTATCGGCCGCAGGTTGGATGTCTGGAGGGACTACCTCATCAGTAGCCAGTGGTGATGTTATGGGGCCACCAAGTTCATTGGTGAATACCATAGCTTTATATGCAGATTTAACAGGAAAGTTAATCAAGGGAACTCCTTATACTATTCCATTAACAGCAGGGACTAATGGGCAAGTTCTTCAAAGCAATGGAACTAATTTAGTTTTTGCAAATCCGGCAATTACAACAATTGTTGAAGATAACCTAATATCAACCTCTGCGGTAAATGCGCTTTCAGCAAATCAGGGTAGAATTCTAAATGAAAAAATCGTCCAAAATATATCTGATATAGCAACCAATACAGCAGCGATAGCTTTACTTCAAACAGACTCTCATACTCATTTAAATAAACCGCTTTTAGACTCTCTGGTTTCCAATGGATCTCCGACTGAATTTCTTTCTGCAAATGGCACTTATCAAGTTCCTAGCGGAAATGGAAATGTTGTGGGTCCAGCAAGCTCGAAAGATTTCCAAATTCCTGTTTGGTCGGGACTTACAGGGAAAATATTAAAAAACCCTAATCCAAATAATTTAATAGTAAATCAGGATAATGGTATTGGAAGTGGGCTTGATATTGATGGGTATTTAAGAATTTTTAATGGGGCGGCCAATGAAACAACATCAATTGATCCTAATGGAACGATAACCTTAGGAAAGAGATTGTATGCTCCTGGTGTGGTTAAGCTAATAACTGGAAATGCTAGCAGTAGTTTTCTAGGACTTTCAACAAACATTAATCAAGCTACTAGTTATACTCTAAAATTTCCAATTAATATTCCTGCTAATAATAAAATTTTACAGACTGATGCTACAGGACAACTTTCTTGGATAGATACTCCTATATCAACGATGGTGGAAGATAGTTTAGTTTCCACTTCAACCACCAATGCCTTATCAGCAAATCAAGGACGTGTTTTAGATGAAAAGATTATCCAAAATACTTCTGATATAGCAACCAATATAACAGCGATAGCTGCACTCCAAACCGATTCTCATTCTCATTTAAATAAACTGCTTTTAGACTCTCTGATTTCCAATGGATCACCAACCGATTTTTTATCTGCAGATGGAACATATAAAGTTCCGGTTTCTGGTGGAACTGGTGATTTGGTTGGTCCTGCATCTT